CTAAATCCCTTATCTTTGGAGAACCAGCCAGAACTAGCCGGAACTGGCCTGATCGACTTAAGTGATGCAAACATTGGCCGTGAACAACCCCGACTGGAAACGATCGGTGTTGGGGGGAAATCATTTGGGCCACTTGTACAAGCCTGGGCAAAGCGTCACATGAGTGTTGATCTCATGCCGTGGCAGGTTCACGCCATCAATGGTGCTTTAACTTGTAACGATGCTGGCGACCCTTACTCTTTGACGTTTCGAGAAGCGTTGACTACTACGGCCCGCCAGCAAGGCAAGTCTGTGGCACTAATTGCGCTCATTGGTTGGTGGATGACTGACTATGCAGAGATGCGCGGCGAACCACAGTCTGTGCTTTCTGTTGCAAACAAACTTGACCGTGCCGAAGCAATTTTCGCGCAGCTTGCGCACGTACTGGTTGAGCAATTTGGTGGCAAACAAATGGCCGCTGTTGGCCGTAAATCTGTGACCGTAGGAAAATCTGAATGGCTTATTAGAGCAGCAACAAAAAACCTGCACGGCGGATCACACGATTTGATTGTTGTTGACGAACTTTGGGACATTGATGCAGCCGTTATCGACGACGCTTTGCGACCATCACAAATCGCCAGACGATCACCACTGCTATGGATGGCATCGACCGCCGGCGACGAATCCAGTTTGACAATGATCCAGTTACGCGAACAGGCACTGGCAAACATTGATGCCGGCGAGCGTGGTCTGTTGTATTTCGCTGAATGGTCTATGCCACCAGGCGTCGATTATCGAGACGAACAATATTGGCGTTGGGCAAACCCTGCTTTGGGTACTACCATTACTTTGCAAGCATTACGGTCGGTCTCTAAAAAGGATTCGTTCTTGCGCGCTCACTTGAACCTTTGGGTGTCTGCACGTGGCGCATGGATCACGCCGGCTGAGTGGGATTCCCACATCACCACCGAAGACTTCCCTACTGGCGTGCCGTCTATTTTGGCCGTTGACTCATCGGTTGACGATGCACGCTATGTCGGTGTACATGCCGCCGTCATTGATAACCAGGCCATCGTCAAGGTTGCGTTTGTGGTGCAAACCGAAAATGAAATGTGGGAACACATTGAACGCATCATGGCTGATCAGAAAGTGCAGCTGGCCATCACGCCAACATTGGAAATACATCTGCCAATGAATCTTCAACGCCGATACCAGACTGTTGGCTACGGCGAATTGTTGCGCTTTTCAAGCCTTGTCAGGTCAATGATTCTTGAAGGCAAAGTGCGTCACAACGGTGAAAAAATGCTTGCAGAACATGTCTGTCGAGCCGTAATTACAAAAACGGCGCAAGGCGTTGTTTTGTCATCGCAAAAATCACCTGGCCCGATCGAGTTGTGCCGATGCATGGCGTGGGCTGTGGCTTTGGTTAGCAAACCTAAGCAGGCAACAAAACCCATGTTGGTCATCACAGGCTAAGTACACTCACGCTAGGTGTCTGTCTGTGTCGGGCAGGCAGGCACCACCTACCGAAAGCATCTCATGGCATTATTCAACAAAGTAAATAAAGCAGCAATTAGCCCTGCCGTTGAAAAACAAGCGGCCGTTGGTGGCACCTACGGTGCTGGTGGCTCGACCAATGGTGGCGTAGCCATGATTGGTCAGTACTACTCATACCAGGAAGGCGAAGCACGAAACCGTGCCATGCAAGTTGCGGCCGTCAGTCGCGCCAGGGATTTGCATTGTTCCGTTATTAGTGCCATGAGCCTTTGCATGTATAAAGAGCAATGGAACGACGTCACCAAAGAAATGGAAGAAATCGAACTTGCACCACGTTCTTGGCTGCGCCGACCAGACCCAGCAATCCCATACGAAACTCTGATGGCATGGACCCTGGATGATCTACTTTTTTTTGGAAGGGCTTTTTGGTACATAACCAGCCGAACGCAAGATGGCTTTCCAGCATCGTTCACACGCCTACCGGCAGGTTCAATCACAACGACCGACCAGGTAGGACCAGTGTGGTTTGCACCGTCAAACAGTGTGTATTTTCAGGGTGGCGAAATTGATCCTGTGAACCTGGTGCAATTCATCAGCCCCGTACAAGGCGCAATTTATTCATCTGCAAGCACAATTGAGACAGCCTTAGAAATCCAGGCAAGCCGTTTGCGCAACGCTGCATCAGCAATTCCGTCTGGCATTTTGAAACAAACCGGTGGCGAACCTTTGAGCGCATCCGAACTGGCAGACCTGGCATCAGCGTTCAATGCGGCACGTGCGTCAAATCAGACAGCTGCACTAAATGAGTTTTTGACCTATGAGCCGACTAGCGCAACCCCGGACAAAATGTTGCTTATTGAATCTGCAAACTATTCTGCACTCGATATCGCAAGGCTTATGAATATCCCGCCATACTTATTGGGCGTTTCAACTGGATCATATTCCTACCAGTCGTCAGAGCAAGCCCGCATGGACATGTGGATGTTCGGCACAAAAGTGTTTGCAGAATGTATTGCAAGCACCCTTTCATCAGATGCCATACTTCCCCGCGGCACTTGCGTAGAGTTTGACGTAGATGACTACCTAGGGGAAACCGTCCTGATGGACTCAAACATAAACATTGATCCAAACGCACCAGCCGAAAACACACAAGAGGAACTTGCATGATCCGTTTTACAACAGACCGAATCACAGTCACAGCAGCCGAAGGCGACACAGTAGGTGAACGCCGCATCGACGCAATAGCAGTGCCATACAACCAATACGCAACCGTTAGCGACGGCACCGAAGTGCAATTCTTGCCAGGTTCATTGCCAATTGCCGGCAAAGCCCCACGCGTATTCATGTATCACGACCCGTCAAAACCAGTTGGCATTGTGACAGAACGAATCGACACGCCAGACGGAATGCTTGCAAGCATGAAAATCAGTCGCACCCTTCTTGGCGATGAAGCATTGACCCTTTCAGCCGATGGCGTGATGGATGTATCCGTAGGCGTCAACATCATTTCTGCAACAAGAGACGAACAAGGTCGCATGACCGTCACGGCAGCCGATTGGCTCGAATTGTCACTTGTCCCCATTCCTGCATTCAGTGGTGCTACCATCACCGATGTAGCCGCGTCAGCGGAAACAGATCCCGATACCAATCCAGAAACCACAGAACCAGTCGAGGAGACAACCGAAGTGGAAGCAACACCAGCACCAGCAGAAGCCATCGAGGCCGCAGCAATCCCTACACCAGCACTTCCTGCACAGCCAAAGCGCAAGTTTGCCTTGCCATCAGCTGCTGACTGGATGGCCGCATACCACATCGGTGGCGACACGTTTGCAAAAGTAAATGCAGCCGTAGCCGAATGGCAATCAGAGCATCAGACCGCGTTGCAAGCAGCAGCCGGCGACGTGGCTACAACCAACACGCCTGGCCTTTTGCCAGTGCCTGTACTTGGACCTCTTGTCCAAAACATCAACTTTGTTCGTCCAGTTGTCAACCGTCTTGGCGCACGTGCATATCCAGACGGCGGCATGCAAAAGACATTCATCCGTCCGACCATCACAACGCACACAAGCACAGCTGCACAAGCAGCAGAGTTTGACGCAGTGTCAGCAACCACAATGGTTATTGCAAGCAACTCAATCAGCAAGACCACCGTGGCTGGTCAGGTCAGCCTGTCTCGCCAAGACGTTGACTTCACGTCACCTGGCGCAATGGAATTGATCCTCAATGACCTCATCGGTGAACTGATGTTGAAAACAGACGACATCGCTGCAGACGCATTGCTTGCAGCAGCAACATCATCAGGCGTATGGGACCTCACCACAACCGACCTGATGAAGTCCATCTACGACGCAGCAGTTGACGTATCAAACGGCACCAACTTTTTCCCTGACACAATTTTTGTATCACCAGATGTTTGGGGTCAGATGGGTCAGCTTGTTGACGGCTCAAACCGTCCAGTATTCCCATACCTTGGCGCACCTGGCCTTGCAGGACAAAACGCATTAGGTGGCGGAAACGCAACCACATGGACCGGTTCAAACCCACTTGGTTTGGAAATCGTCGTTGACAGCAACTTTGCTGCAAAGACCATGATCATCACAAATGCAAGCAAAGCCTTCGAGTATTACGAAGACATGCGCGGCATCATGTCAGTTGATCAGCCTGCAACCCTTTCACGCTTGTTCTCAGTGCATGCCTACGTAAGTACGTTTGCCGCAGTGTCAAGCATGATCCGCAAAATCACCCAGGCATAATCCGAAGGGCGGACAGCCCATGGCGGTCTATTCAGTCACATTCAAGCAACTGCTTGACAACTACGCAGTGCTTACACTGCTGACCGATAGCGATATCGAGGTTGGGCAAAGCATCACGGTGGCATCTGTCGATGCAACTTTCAATGGCACATACACCGTGTATGCCTTGCCCCAATACCTCTACACAGGCACAGACACTCAAGGCAACTTGATGTTTGATGGCCAAGTGCCTATAGCTAATCAGGTGTTGTTTGCAAAGACCGCATCTGACGTCAATCGCATTGCCACGGCCACAGGAACAGTCACTTGGACCGTTTCCTGCACTTGGGCCACCAGCGCAATGATCACAAGTTATTTAGGTTTGACATTGACCGGTGCAGACGATGCAACCTTGTTGACGCAATGTGCAGCTGCCGCAAACGCTTTTGCATATCGTCGCAGATTAGAAGCCGGATATCTTTCCGATTCGCAAACAACTGTGCCGTCAGGCGATGTCCTTTTGGGCACCATCATGATTGGCGCGGCCTATTTTCGTCAGCGCGGTGCGTATAACAGCATTGCCAGTTTTGATGGCATGGGCGTACCACCAGCAAACGGCATTACGCCAATGGTTAGGCAATTACTTGGCATTAACCGACCACAGGTCGCCTAATGGCCTACATCGACCTTTTTAATGAAGGCATTGATGATCTGGCAACAAGCCTGGGCGAAATAACTGGCATGCGCGTTGTCACTGATCCACGCAACGTCAACCCGCCATGCGTCTTTATTGACGCCCCTAGCTTCATTGCATACAACGCAAACATTGCAGAACTAGATGTGCCGGTACAAGTCATCACAATTGGCCCTGCCAACCTAGATGCGTTGCGCAACGTACTAGCCAACTGTGCTTTGCTACTCAACAAAGGTGTCGCAGTAACAGACGGTCAACCCATTAGCCTTTCCATTGGTGGTCAAGACCTGGCCGCCTACAATCTCACTATCAAAATGAAAGTGCAAACATCATGAGCAAATACACGATCGTTAGCGAACTTGTCGGCACACCTGGCGAAGAGTTTGTGCCTGATGAAGGCATCAATATTGACGCGCTTTTATGGGGTGGATTTATCAAGTCCGACAACAAAGCCACAAAATCTGCTAAAACAGAACCAACAGAGGAGAACCAGTAATGGCAACTAGCACATATCTTTCAAACCCAACCGTGACGGTGAACTCAGTCGCATTGACTGGCTTTGCCACAGCGGCCACATTGACCCGCACCAATACGGCCCAGGACACAACAGTTTTTGGAAACACAGCTCGCGTCTATTCAGCCACAATTGAAGACAATGAGTTGACCGTCAGCCTTTACATGACCTACGGCGCATCAGAAACCTACGCAACGCTTGCCACACTTGTCGGCACAGCCACCACAGTTGTGGTCAAGCCAACGTCATCGGCTACTAGCGCAACCAACCCTGCGTTCACTTTGACCAACACCTACCTTGAATCATTGCCAGTTATCAATGCAACCTTGGGTGAGATTAGTTCTATTGACATCACATTCAAGGGCGGAACCTACACCGCAGCTGTCGCCTAATCTCAACCAAAAAGGAAAACCCGACATGAGAATTAAACTAAACGTCGAAACCGTGGATGGCTCATACAGCGTCACCACGACCATGGCATCCATCGTTGCATTTGAACGCAAATACAAAATCGGTGCTGGCCAGTTGGCTGGCGACATCCACGTTGAATGGCTTGCGTACCTGGCATACGAATCGGCAAAGCGTGCCGGCATCACCGTGCCAATTGTTTTTGATGATTACCTAGATCAGGTCATCAATATCGAACCCGAAGATGTAGGCCCCGAAAACCCTACGGTCGCGGTACCTACCGCAGAGCCTTAGCAGAACTATTGGTCGCCGTACATTGGTGGCCACCCGATGTACCATTTGACACTGACGACCTTGCAACGGTCGCCAAGGTATTGAAGGAACAATCAAAGTGAGCATCAGCGCAGGCGTAAAAGTGACAGGAACCAAAGAAGTCCTACTTGCGCTACGCCAAATAGACCCTGAAATGCGCAAACAATTTGACCGTGACGCAAAACAAATTGCAGCACCAATCGTCAACGCCGCACAATCTGATTACCCCGACAAATACCTATCGGGCATGTCGCGAAACTGGTCACAACGTGGCCGTCAACTGTTCCCCTACACGCAGTCAGCAGCGCGTCGTGGCATCAGCGTCAAAGTATCAACAGCCAAAAAAAACCAGTCGGTCATCAAAATCACCCAACGAAACGCAGCTGCATCAATTATCGAAGTTGCTGGATCAGCCAGGCGCAACCCCAAAGGCGACAGGTTCAATGCAAACCTTGCAGCCAAGGCAGGTCAGCCATCGCGTGTCATGTGGCCATCGGCTGACCGTCACCTGCCACAGGTAGTTGCAGCAATCCAAGACCTGGTGCGCATTGTGGCCGCCAAAATCAACAGATCGAGAGCGTTGCAGTAATGGCAATCAATATTCCAATTATTTCCGATTTCGACAACAAAGGAATCAAAAAAGCCGAACGTGCTTTTAGCGAAATTGAAAAGGCCGGCACCAAAGTCGGCAGTGCGTTGAAATCGGCATTGCTACCTGTCGGCATTGCATTAGGTGGTTTGGCCGTTGCCGGCGCAAAGTTTGCAATGGCTGCTGCTGAAGATCAAAAGTCGGCTGCGTTGCTTGCACGGCAGTTGAAAGTCACGACAAAAGCAACTGATGCCCAAGTCAAAGCCACGGAAAATTTCATTCTGCAAATGTCTCTTGCTAACGGCGTGGCCGATGACGAACTCAGGCCGTCACTGTCCAAATTGGTCAGGGGTACAAAAGACTTGGGCAAGGCACAAAAGTTGCTTGCGTTATCGCTTGATATCGCCAAGGGCAGTGGCAAAAGTCTCAGCCAGGTAACCGACAGTATTTCTAAAGCCCTGGGCGGCAACATGGGTGCGTTGGCACGTCTGTCGCCCGAAGTCAAGCAGATGGTCAAAGACCACAAGAGCCTTGACCAGATTTTGCAAGCATTGGGCAAAACCTATGCAGGTAGTGCTACTACCGCAGCCAACACATTTCAGGGCCGTATGGACCGTCTCAAGGTGGCTATAAACGAAACCAAGGAGTCAATCGGCTACGCACTGATACCAATTTTTGAAAAAATGGTGTCATTTATCCAAACACGGATTCTGCCAATCATCCAAAGTTTTGTTGACAAAATTGGCAAGCAAGGTTTAGGCAAAACAGTCAAAGAAACTGCCGGCGAAATATTCAACTGGTATCGCCAGGCAGACGGTGCCACCGGAGCCACCCTTGATTTTGCAGCTGCCATTGTCACCCTTGGTGCAGCATTCAAAGGTCTTGCATTCGTGTCAGGCATTGCATCAACCCTTTCAGCAATCACCACTGCAATAGGTGGTCTTGGATCCGTGTCAGCAGGTCTAGCGGCAGCAGGCCTGGGCACACTTGCAGCTGCACTTGGGCTAGTAATCCTGAACCTGACAGCACTATTTGGTCTGCTACGCGACAAAGGCGACTTTGCATACATCAAAGCAGCCGTCCTTGACTTCGCGTCCACAATCGCACACGCATTCATCCTTATGCCCAACGCCATCATCGACGCCGGCAACCTACTAATCAAAGTTGGCAACCTTGCACTACCTGGCAACCCACTAGGAAAAATCGCAAACATTGACTACTTCAGTATGAGCCGCACAACCCAAGTCGGAAACTACGGACGCGCACCAACTGTGGCTCAACCCAACAACTACAAAGACGTAGGGGTGCCATCCATCACCGTCAACACAGGCGTCGGTGATCCAGTAGCAATCGGCAAACAAGTAGCAGACGTACTTAGCGCGTACCAGCGTCGTACTGGCAACACACTGGCGATGCCGTAATGGCCTATCCACAGCCCAAGGTATATGTCGCATTTGATGACGGACCATATGTGCTGTCACCGACCTGGACAGAAATCACCACCAGTGTGCGTTCAATGTCCATCGACCGTGGCAGGTCAGATGACTGGGGAACATTCAGTGGATCAGCAACCGTTGTACTAAATAACCGCGCACGCCTATATGACCCTTTCTACACATCAGGCACCTACTACGGCAAACTACTGCCACGCCGACAAATCAAAATAGAAGCCACTTACGGTGGCACTACCTATTCCGTATTTCGTGGCTTTATTGACGGATGGCCACCATCGTGGACAGACGCCGGTGGTGACTCGACCGTGACCATTTCTTGTTATGACGCCATGTCATTGCTTGCACAAGTGCAGTTACCTGCGGACTGGTCACGCTCATACATCCTGTCTCAAACCCCACGTCACTACTACCCCTGTGACGACCCGATTGTGCCGTTTCAGTCTGGCGTGATGACTGATTACGGATTGACCCCAATCAACTTGAATGTGCAAACAAACGCCACATCAGGAACACAGCTAGCCACTGGTCTTGTCAATCGATCCTTGGCTGGCGTACCTAACGCAACCGTCGATTTTATTGCAAGCAATGACCCTGGACTTTTGCTGCGACCACCAGTTTTTACCGCTGACGCTGACTTTGCGGTTTCGTTCTGGATTATTCCAGAAACACCGTCAACGGCTGCATTGCTGTCAGGGCAAGTTTCAAACTTCAACTGGTTTGTCAGTTTTGCCAGCGGTCGTTTCACTTTTGGCGTTGCGTCAGGTGCAGCAGTCAGTCCTAACTATTGGACTTGGACTACAACAAGCCAAATATTGAACCCTGCCGAACCAGTACATGTTGCCGTTTCTTTCAATCAAGGACCAAAAACAGCAGCAATTTGGATCAACGGTCTTGACGTCACAGGCACCAGAACAGCCACATCAACATTGGTATTAGCAACCACCGCAGACTTCACAACGGTGTCTATGGGGCCAGTGCAACAAATCATTGTTTGGCAAAACGCCATCACCATCAGCGTCGTACAAAACATCATCAAATATTCGCAAGCAAACTTTTACGAAACCACAGCTGCACGCGTTGCTCGCATCATCGCAGAAACACCATTCAGCACCAGCCTTGTCAGCGCAAACGGTAGTCAATACATTCTTGAAATGACAGATGACGCGCCCTACGCCGGCCCCGAATTACAACTCACAGCCAACACCGAAGGCGGTCCGCTTTACGTAAGCAAAACAGGCGTGCTTACACAGACCGCAACTTACACACAATTTACGCAAGCAAAATCATTCACTAGTCAAGCGACCTACGGTTCTGGTGGTTTAGGACTTGGACAAAATATCCGTTTGCAATACGACGGTGATTCCATGCGAAACATCATCAATGTCAATATGACCGGTGGCGGCGTCACAAAAGTGACCGGATCAGTTTCTACATCCACCTACGGTCAAGCAGCACAATCATGGGATGCCTACATGGCAACAACCAGCCAAGCAAAAACCATTGGCAACATACTTGTCGGCCTTGGGCAATACGTCTTTGCACGCTTTGACGATTTCGAGGTTGTTATTTCGCCAGACGCCAACTGGGCAAGCACTTTGGGACTCGAACTGCTTGAACGTATAGACGTTGCAGTCGCACCACCAACTGGCAACGTCATCAACCAAAGTTTGCAATTGAACCGCATCCGTCATGAAGTTCAACCTGGACTGTGGCAAACATATCTAAACGGCTCAGATCGTTGGGGGTCAGCATTTCGCCTTGACTACTCATCGCTCAACGGCCCCGACGTACTCTTGTACACTGCCTAGTTATGGCCATCAAGACTTTTACCAGCGAAGTACTCACCAGCGGTGACGTCAACACCTATCTCAACAACGGTGGTCTGGTGTACATCACCGCCGGCGCAGCATCAGCACAAAACAGGCTGAATATTGCATCTTGTTTCAGTTCCACATACGACGCCTACCGCGTCGAAGTCACCAACTTGACACACTCAACCGCCAACAACCTCATCCTGCGTTTTTCTGCAAGTGGCACCGACACCGCCGGCACCAACTACGCCACTCAACGATCCGAAGTCAACGGCGGTGCCATCAGCGGCGTTTCCATTACAGGCTCATCAGCCATCTTTCCATCATACGCAAACAGTTCTGCCGGATCATTTGTGTCAATGAGTTTTGACATTATGTATCCATTTGCAGCCGCACCAACTACCTGTTGGGGTACAGCTGCACGTGTTGACGGCTCGACCAACCTGTACAACGTCAACTTTGCAGGTCTGCTCAATGACTCAACGTCATACAACGGATTTAGCCTGGTTGGCAACACTGGCAACATCACTTGTGGTGTTCGCGTCTATGGATACCGCCAGGCATGAGACGCGCAGCAATCATTGGTTTGCTTGCAATATGCCTTGCTAGTTGTTCAGACCGCACAAGGGTCAACTGCGAACGTCAGCGCAACAAAACATTGGGAGCAGTAACCGTATTAGGACAAGTCGAAAACAACTTGGGAGCAAAGTGCCAATGAAACCAGACAACCGACACAGCAACGAAGAAATCAAAGCACGCATCGTCATGATTGTTGCTGTGGGCCTGACGCTTTCTTTCGTCGGGTCAGTATTTACAATTCTTTACGGTTTGCTTTTTGTTTCGCAGCCTGAAAAAATGGCCGAACTTGACGCCCAACAAATCAATATTTTGTCCAGCATGTTGTTGACCCTTTCAGGTGGCCTAATTGGATTGCTTGCAGGTAACGGACTCAAAGACAAACCAAAGGATCCACCAGCACCATGATTAGCACCGCATACACAGTCACCACCACAGCCGTCAAAATCTATGAAACAAGTAACGCCACCAACCGCATCTATGTTCGCGCCACAGGTGCAGATATCTATCTAGGCGGTGCCGGCGTAACTGTCGCCAATGGTCTGAAACTGGATGCAAACAATGTCATTGAAATTACTATTGACGAATTAGAAACCCTGTACGCCATCGTCAATACAGGTAGTCACACCATCAACGTTTTGGCCCCTAACCAGTCATGAAATACACCGGATACGACAAGACCGCTGATCAGCGCATGAAAGGCACCGAACGCTTTGTTGAGCTGTGCGGTCGCCGTTGGGGCATGAAAAACCTTGGCACCCTAGTTGTACGCCAGATGCGTAATGGCCAGGGCATGTCGGTACACGCCACAGGCCGTGCAGCCGACATTGGATTCAAAGACACACCCGAAGGCCACGCCGACGCTGTCGAAGCAATGCTGTGGTTTGTCAAGTACTACAAAGAACTAGGCATCGAAGAAGTACACGACTACGGCGGTCTTATCAATGGCACCTGGCAAGGTTGGCGATGCAACCGCAATGGAAAACCAGGCTGGAAAAAATGGACCGCCACCGACAACGGTGGTTCAAAAAACGGACGCTGGATTCATATTGAACTAGCCTCCAAATCAAACGGCGGCCACGCCGAAGACGATGTGGCCCTAGAAGCAGCTTGGCGCGCGCTACCTAAACCCGCCAAATAAATCGCGCGCATTGGGACGATGCAGCGCGGCCCCACCGGCAAGGTTTCTAGCCTTTCTTTCCATGTCGGTGGGGCACAATCGCAAATGCTTGCAATGTTGTTTGCAATCGGTAATACTCACAGAGCCAACCAAATGGCACGAAAGGAACCCGACATGACATTCGAAGATTTGCCGCTATTCCGTAGCAGTGACCCAACAACCAGCCGTGACGGCGCAAAGCACGTCATGATCCGCAAAACAGGCCAACTAGCAAAATTGCTTTTGTGCTACGCCGACAGCCAAATCGGCATGACCGATGAAGAAGCAGGCATTCGCACAGGCATGGCATCCATCGGAACTGGATACTGGAAACGATGCAGCGACCTACGCCGGCTAGGACTCATTGAGTACACAGGCACCACCCGCCTCACCAGCGCAGGAACACCCGCAATGGTCTGCACCGTCACCGCCTACGGCATTGCAGAAGCCCACAGATTGCGTCAGGAAGCCAAATGAGCGTCGATGCAGTGTTCTGGTGGTCAATGATGTACGGAACCGTACAAGGGGCATTGCTTACAATTATCCTGCTGGCCTGGTGGAACCACCGATGACTATCCTGCCGACCTACATCTACGATGCCCTATTGTCAGATGACCGACTAACACTGGTTCAAGTCTTTCGAGATTTTGAAACAGGTCTGATACTGGAAGCCGCCGTGTGCAAACGCGACGACACCCATTCCAGTTGGGGACCGCCAATCAGGACACGACAGGTTGATTAGACGAATCATGATCACAACGGCATTATTCATCGCAAGTGCAGCTGCGCCGGCAAAAGCGGAATGGGGACACCCCATGCCAAAAGCCTGGTACATAAAACTTGCCCAATGCGAAACTGGAAATAACACCACGCATTCGACGCGTTCCTATGTCACTGCCTTTGGCATTTACCGTGGCACCTGGGACAACTGGAACGACACACCTAACCGCAAAGCGCATTTGCTTACATTTGCACAGCAAGCACGTGGCGTTGATCGCATTGCGTTTCACGGTCACACCGAAGGCGGAAGGTATCGCTATCCAGTCGGCCTATACGGATGGGGTGCCATCAAAAACAACTGCAATGGCCTAAATGATGACTTGTGCAAATCTCGACACCCGCTTGTGATAAAAATAAGACGTTGCAATTAGTTTGCAAACAGAAAAAAGGAAACAAAATGAAAAACCCGACCGACAGACACGACATCACAGTTGCTGTAAGAATCAAAGCAGATGACTACGCACTGCTTACCGGCATGATTGGTGGCGACCTTGGATGCAAACGAATGTCAGATGTCATTCGTCTATGCCTAGAACCAGCCATTGCAATCTTGCGTGAAGATGCAGCCGACAGAGCAAAAAAAGAAGCAGCCAAAGCAAAAAGGCAAGCAAAAAAGGCAGGCACCAATGTCGCACAGTGAAGCAATGGAAATCCTTGGCATGCTGGCCGTCAAATTAGAAGTTGAAATGCGATTCAAAGAACGCGAAGCCGTTGAATACGCCATCGGCAAACTGGCGGAAACACAAGCCAAAGACGCAATGAGCCTGGCACAACAGATTTATCAATCAGCTGTTGAAGCAAACGACATGTACCGCAGGGGCCTGATATGAGCGACAACGGAACTTTGCGTGACCATCTGGCCGACGTAATCACAGAACGCAACGAACTATTGCGCCAAATAGAACTGCTCAAAGAACGCATCGACGAACTAATGCAAATAATTGACACGCCGGCAGAAAACTGATGCCACCCATGAGCAACGCTGGCAAACAACACGACAGTCGCTGCATCTTCTACGGCGTAGATGGATTTCCACGTGCTGACTGTCGCCAATGCGAGCTGTACGACGCCATCTTGATGCTTGAACGCGAATGCCGAATGAACAAAGACATCATCGAAAGCGCACAAAAAACCATCAGAGGCTTGGAAGCCGAAGTGGACAGATTAGAAAGAATGGGCCGCAATGGGCTTTGACATGACCGACTATGTCGATGTACGGCACCGACTAGAACTTGCCCTGCTCAACCATCCTGATCTGCGCGTCATTGAAGACCCACCAGTGCTAGTCACAGTTGGTGAACGCACATACATTCAATGCGCCGTGACCGTCTATCGAAGCCACGACGACCCGACACCAGGCCGCGCCTACTGTTGGGAAGTGTGGCCTGGGCGCACACCATTCACCAAGGATTCAGAACAGATGAATGGGGCTACAAGTGCCCTCGGCAGATGTTTGGGGTACATGGGCTTTGGCATCAAATCAGGGCTTGCCAGTGCCGACGAAGTACGCACAGCCAAAGGCAACACACACGATCCAAGAGACTTCCAAAGCATTGAAGAATCAACCGTGACATACCTGCCCAAAGCAAAACGCACCAACGACGATGCCTGCACAGAAAAGCAGCAGTCATACATCATGGCCCTATCTAAAAAACACAAACAAACACCACCAGACTTCCTAACACTTACAAAAACGCAAGCAAACGACATCATTGACCATCTCAAAGGATTAGAACAATGACCGACTTCCTAACCCTTGTCATCATGGTTTTCAGCGTCTTCATGACAGGACTACTACTAGGACAGTCAAGCAAAAAATGATTCTCGCCATCTGGTACTTGTCACTAATTGCTTGCAGTGCCATACTGCTCACCCGCTGGTTCAAAAACTAAGACGCCGGCTACAACTAAATACGCGCATGGCCTCATCATCGGTTGCAGATGGTAGGTATAAAACAAGGGGACTTGGGTCGAGCAGTCTGCCCAAGAGCGACTGCGCAGCGTCTAAACGTCATAAATACGAATGGTGACCGTCCTA